CGCCGAGAACAACGCGAGGCGTATCATCAACAGCTTCGTCTTGGAGCTGCGCCACGCCAAAGAGGACGGTGAGGTCGAATGAGCAAGTCAGCAAATGCGGGAGAGCTGCGGACGCAAGTCTACTTCATGCGCATATCTCGCTCACAGGACAGTGACGGCTTTGAGCCCGAAACCGAGGAAAGCATATTTGCAGACCAAGAGGGCGCTGCGCTGCCCGCACTCGGGAAATGGCAGAATATTCACGGCTCAGAGGTCTTTGCTGCCATGCAACTGCAGCTCAGAGACCCCGTGACCTACACGACGCGGTACTCGCCGCAATACGACATTACGCTGATTGCCTATCGCGCGGACGAGTACAGGACGGCTCTTGCGGCTATTGCCAGCGGCAAAGATGCCGAAGACGCCCTGGCTCCAATACGCTATGAGGTAATCAGCATTGACGATGTTGAAAACCGCCACCAGTGGCTCGAAATCAAGTTGCAACGCAAGGTAAGCGCACGATAGGGGGTATTGTATGGAAATAAACGAAATCCTCATGAACACCCTCACGCCTATCTTCTCGAAGGTGGCGCCGCATGAGTATGTGGGTAAGGAAAAGACCTACTGCGTGTTCAACTACTTCACGCTCGGCGACGACTATGCCGATGACGGCCCGGGTCACGAACGCTTCCTTGTTCAAGTCCACCTGTTCTTTCCTTTGCCAACCAACAGCTTGAGTACGGTGAAGCGGACGAAACAGGCGCTTTTCGGCGTTGGGTTTACATGGCCGAGCTCGACCGACGCCTCCGACGAGGACGGGCAGCATATCGTGCTCGAATGCGAGTACGCCAAGGAGGTAGATCTCGATGGCAACGATGGTAACTGACGGTCTGGATGAATTCATGCTGTCAATGCAGGAAATCGCAGGCCTGCCTAACTCGGTTGTTGACGATATGCTGCAAGCCGGTGGTGAGGTTCTTGTTCAAGCTCAAAAGCGAGCTGCCCCGAAGAAAACCGGCAAGCTCAAAGGGAGCATTAAAAAAGGCAAGATGTCCCGCGACTGGAAAGGAGCCTACATCGACATCAAGCCAGAGGGAACACACCACACGACCGGCAAGCCCTCCAAGGGCGGTAAGAGCGGCAACACAGGAAAAAGGCGTGGGAGCACAGGCCACACCGTATCAAATGCGGAGGTCGCCTTTATTCATGAGTTCGGCGCTCCCGGCCGCAACATCAAAGCGCAGCAGTGGATTTTGAAAGCGAACGAACAATCTGCGACAGAAACCACCGCTGCAAAGCAAAAAGTCTACGACGACTATCTCACCCAAAAGGGTCTTTGAAAGGAAGGTAAAATACTATGGCAGATTTTGGTGCAAACCATCCGTGCTTCAAGCCCGATGCTATCGGTGCCGTGGGCGTTGTCCTCGGCAGGCTGGTATCGGCCAACCTGACCGTCAACCTGGCGTCCGGCGAGATTTACGCCGATGATGAACTGGCTGAACAGGCCTCCGAATTTTCCAGCGGCTCTCTCGCCATGGAAACCGACGACATGAGCGATGCGAATGCGTCTATCGTTTATGGCGCGACGGTAAACAACGGGGAGGTCACCTACAACAAGAACGACTCTGCGCCGATCGGTTGCTTGGCATACTACAAGGTGCTTATGCGCCGCGGTGTCAAGTATTACAAGGGCTACTATTACCCGCGCGTCCGGGCGGCTCTTGGCAACGACAACGCGCAGACGAAGGGCAGCTCCATCACGTTTCAGTCTACGGCAACTGCGTTCACCGTGTTTGCCGACGAGAACGGCGACTGGAGGAAGACCGAGACCTTTAACAGCGCCGAGGCTGCAAAGGCTTGGTGCGAAAACAAGTGCAACGTGGCAGCCCATTTTGCCATCAACGTGTCCGTGCAGGGCGCAGGTGACGGCGAGGGCGTGAGCCCCGTTGGTACTTCGTATGTGGCGTCTGGTGCGGACTTTGTCCTGACCATCACCGGCGCGGCAGGCGTTACCGCTGCCTATGATAACGCAGTCGAGAAGACCACGGATATTCAGGGCGGAGGCGGAGTCTATACCCTCTCGGCGGTAGCCGCAGACCACGATATAGTGGTGATTTTCTAACTGAACGCTGTACCGGTAGGGGCTTAACCGCCCCTGCCGATATTTAGCTATTATCGGAGGTGCCTATGGATAGAGTGGTAAGTGTGAGAATCAAAGACACCCTTTATACGCTCAACTATTCTGTTGCCGTAATGTTCGATATGGCCGACAAATTCGGTGATATACAAAAAGCTCTCGACGCTTTGGCGCAGGGCGGCAAAAAGGGATTTGATACCCTGCAATGGTTTCTGCTGAAGCTGTCCGAGGATGGAGAGCTTGCCAGGCGCGAGGAGGGATATGAGCCCTCTCCGTTCTTGAAAGAGGCCGACATATCCCCGCGGATGAAGCCGTTGGAATATGAGGAGCTGAAAGGTGCCGTCGTCGCCGCTATCACGATGGGCTACCAGCGCGAGGTGCAGGCTGATGATGAAGAAATCGACGTAGGCTTGCAGGAGCTTAACGAAAAAAAAACAAAGGCCGGGGATTGAGGGCCAGATTTAACTATACCGCCGTCGTTGTACTCGGTATGTCGCGGCGGGAGTTTTACCGTATGAACCCCGGCTTGTTTTTCGATATGGCCCAGCTCCACGCGAACAAGTACAAGCAACTGCCGAAAAACAAAGAAATCGATTGAGAGGTATGAAAAATGGCAAAGGTATTTGAATTCAAAGACCATAACCTTGAGTTGACTATTGCCGGCAAAGAGTTCCGCATTGACTGCAACTCCGACGTTGGCGATAAGATGCAGGCTTTCTCCAAAAACGGTCGGGTTATGGTCGAACAAATCCGCGCCGGCGAAAAGACCAGTGAGGATGCGCTCGCATACTGCGCTGAGGCCATTGACGGCATCCTTGGCTCGGGAGCGTTTGAGAAGATTTTTGAGGGCAGAAAGGCGACCGTCACGGACTGTTCCGATGTGCTCATTTTCCTGTCACAGGAAATCGCTGCAACGAACAGGTCGCAGAAAGAAGCGGTCATGAACCGCGAGCAGAGGCGCACCGCTGCAAAATCAAAATGAACAGAGAAAAGGTGACCTGCCCTTATTGCGGGTACGAAATGCCGATAGAAAAGGATAAGGACGCCGAAGCCAAAGGCCTGTGGGTCAAGTGCAAGGGCCGCAACTGCGGCAAGGTTTTTGAAATCAAAATAGAAAAATCAGACGACAAGTAGTGCCTGAGTGCCGATGTCTCTTTTAGGAGGTGCAGACATTGGCGGTCAGGACTATATCCACACGTTTGGCTATTGAGGGCGAAGCTGAATACAAAGCCTCGATTACCCGTATAAATAGCGAACTCAAAAGTCTGCAATCCGCTTTGAAGCTGACCGAGAGCGAATTCAAGGGACAGGCAAACTCCATCGATGCCCTCAAGTCAAAGGGTGAAGCTCTCAACCGCCTGCATGAGCAGCAGACAAAGAAAGTGACCGAACTGCAAAAAGCATTGGAAAATGCTCAGAAAGCAGTAACCACCTATTCGCAGAAGAAAGAGCAGCTCACCAAGCGCATTGCCGATAATGAGAAAGCTCTTGAAGAACTGAAAAAAGCGACCGGTGACACTACCGAGGAACAGGCAAAGCTCACGGCCGAAAATGAAAAGCTGAACGCCGAGCTTGTTCAAAACGATAAATACCTTGATGCCGCCGAGAGAGGCGTAAACGATTGGGAAACGAAGCTCAACAGCGCCCAAATCGAGCTGAACGACCTCAACAGCGAAATCAAGGAAAACGACAAGTATCTCGATGAGGCAAAGAGTAGCACCGATGGGTGCGCTACCTCGATTGACAGGTTCGGCGATAAGGTGAACAAAAGCGCCGAATCTGCAACCGACCTCAAGAACGCTCTGGTGGCTGCCGGGCTGATCGCCGCGCTCAAGGCCACCGCCGAAGCCCTTGAAGCGTGCGTCAAAGAAAGCGTCGAGTTTGAATCTGCCATGGCCGGCGTTGCCAAGACGACCGATATGAGCGGTGACGAGCTCGACGCTATGGGCGACGCCATTCAGGAGCTTGCCACCAGAATACCGGCCACCGCCGACGAGATTGCCAACGTCACCGAGGCGGCCGGGCAGTTGGGTATCGCCAAGGAAGACCTGCTCGCATTCAGCGAGGCAATGGTCAACCTCGGCGTTGCTACCAACCTGTCCTCCACCGAGGCGGCATCTGCGCTTGCTAAGTTTGCAAACGTAGTTGGTATGTCTGCCGACAACTATGAAAATCTCGGCTCTGTCATCGTAGCCCTCGGAAACAACTTTGCCACCACAGAGGCTGACATCGTTTCTATGGCGACGAGGCTTGCGTCCACAGGTTCACTCATCGGACTGTCGGAAGCGGAAATCATGGCCGTTGCAACGGCTCTGTCGTCCCTTGGAATTGAAGCGGAGGCCGGAGGCTCCGCAATATCGAAGTTGCTCAAGAAGTTCGAGACGATGGTGGCCACCGGCTCCCCGGCTTTGGCGGACTTTGCAGCCATCGCCGGTATGAGCGCACAGGAGTTTTCCGATGCCTGGGGCGAGAACGCTGTTGCCGCACTTGGCATGTTTGTTGACGGCCTCGGACGCCTTGATGCCGCTGGCGGCAGCTCTGTCGCCGTCCTCGAAGACTTGGATATTACCGAGGTGAGAATGTCTAATACGGTGCTTGCGCTTGCAAGCTCCGAGGGTATTCTATCAGACGCGGTTGATATGGCAAATAAGTCGTGGGACGAAAACACCGCCCTTGCCAAGGAAGCCGAAACGCGGTATGCGACAACGGAAAGCAAACTAAAGCTCCTGAGCAACGCTTTTGACAATGTAAAGATAGCTGTCGGCGACCAGCTCACCCCCGCCATCGGCGCTCTTTCCGATACCGGGTCTGATTTGCTTAACTGGCTGGCCGATGTAATAGAACAGAACGAGTGGCTTGTCCCCGTGATTATGGGTGTGGTCACCGCCCTTGCTGTTTTTGCCGCAGGAGCAACGGTGGCGGCAATAGCGGCAAGCTCGCTTGGAGCTGCAATAAAGGCTATGACTTTAGCTGCGGCCACAAATCCTATTTTACTTGCAGTTACCGCGATAGCCGCTCTTGCCGTAGCTATCGGCGTTGCCGCAGCGAACGCTGCAGACGCAACGAACGAATACGATACTCTGACCGAAGCCTCCCGCAAACAGTACGACCAGCTTCAAGAGCTGAACGCCGAATATGAGCGAGCTTGTGAGACCTACGGAGAAACGAGCCAGGAGGCGGCTCTTCTTGCGTGGGAGGTCGAGAACGCCACAGCAGCGTATGAGGCGAATAAGCAGACCTTGGAGGAATACATTGAGGAAAGCCAAAACCTCAATGATGCCCTGAAAAAGAACCTCGATACCAACCGTGAGAACCACGAGGAAATCAACCGCGGGGAAACCCTGACGCTCGCCCTCATCGGTCGTCTGAGAGAACTCGCCAGCCAGAACGACAAATCCGTAGAGAGCCAGGAAGAAATGAAGGCGATAATCGCCGAGCTCAATAAGCAACTCCCGGATCTCAACCTCAACTATGAGGATGTAGCGTCTGGCGTCGGCGACTTCACCGAGGCGCTGGAAGCGTCTATAAGAGCACAGGCGGCGCAAGAGCGATATGCCGACGCACAGCAGGGCATGGTTGACGCTTACAACGCCCAGTATGAGGCCGGCGAAAAGCTGAAAGAGCTGCGCGAACAGGAAGAAGCTGCGACGCAGCGCGTAACCGATGCCAACGCCGCATACATGGAGAGATTGAATTTGCTCACCATGTATGACACCTCAGGCATGGCTGGTCTTGGCATGATATTCTCGCAGGAGGCCGCGGACTGCGAAACGGCGGAAGAAGCTCTCGCGGCATATCAAGCGGAAATCGCTACATGGGAGGAAACGCTTGCCACCGCCAGCGCCGACTATGAAACCTACAAGCAGTCGATGGTTGACTTCGTTGAGCAAACGAACGCTTCTACCGACGCGCAGGCGGCGGCGGCAGCGGCACAGGCAGAGATTATTCAAAGCCTCAACGAAGTAGCCACCGCATACAAGGAAGCCTATGATGCCGCCCGGGAGAGCATTGAGGGGCAAATCGGGCTGTTCGACACCTACTCCGCAAGCATTTCGGAGGACACCGATACCGTAGAGGAAATGCTTGAGCGGTGGGCGGAGCAAACCGCAAACCTCGCAAGCTATACCGAGAACCTAAAGCTCGCCGCCGAGTACGGCTTGGATCAGGGCTTAATCCTGTCCTTGTCTGACGGCTCGACCGAGAGCGCAGGGTACCTTGCAACGATAATCGGAGAGATAGAAAACCTTGGTGCGACCACCGAGGGGATGAGCACCGACGCTCAAACCTTTGTCGATAATTTCAACGCTGCTTTTGCCGAAACACAGGAGGCAAAGGATACTTGGGCCGAAACCGTGGCGGCAATCCAAACCGACCTTGATGATGCAATAGCGGCAATGGAAACGGCTGCGTCCGAGGCTGATTTCACCGGCTTTACAACGGCTCTCGAATCCGCCTTTGCAAATGTGGGCGTTGACTTTGAGAGCATCGGTCAAGATGCCGGCAGCGGACTCGCCGCTGGTATCAACGGCAGCGCCGGTGACGCCGCTACTGCCGCTGGTGACATGGCCGATGATGCTGTTGACGCTACACGCGATGCCTTTGACAGCCATTCCGATTCGCGGGTGATGATAGGCATTGGAGAGGATGTTGTCGGCGGTCTCGTAACCGGCGTCGAGCAGAGCAAGGGTGACCTCATTGCGGCAGTACAAGATCTGGGCGACGAGGTTGTGCGTATAAGCGAGAATTCGGCGCGAGACTTAGTTGACCGCTACATACAGGAGTTCTCGCAGATTACCTCGCGCAACCAAAGCGAGCTCGAAAACCTCAAGAGCACCATAACCAATACCATGTCCTCTATCCCATGGGAGATGTCGAGCATCGGCTCTCAGATGGTGGACGGCATGATAAGCGGCCTAAACAGCCGCTCCGGGGCGCTCTATTCCACAGTGCGCAGCATCGTAAACTCAGCGATCTCCGCAGCGCGTTCAGCCGCCGCCACTGCCTCGCCCTCGAAAAAGACCACGAAAATCTTTGAGGACGTCGGCGAGGGCATGGTCGTCGGCTTGGAGAATAAAAAGCGGAAAGTCGCCGATACCGCGCAGGGGGTAGTCGATGAAGCACTTACCCTCGACACGGACAAGATGAACGACGCTTTCAGCAGCACGATTCGGGATATGGCAAATTCCGCGCTCGTGTTCGATGTGAGCAGGATGGATGAGGTCATACGCTCCATAAACGATTATATGCCCGACCTCTCTGCCCCAGAACGCGCCTCTGCGGAGCCGGTAGAGAAAACCTCCATCAGCTTCGGCGACATAAACGTGGAAGTGACCGTGCCTGGCATCGATGAGGAGCAGGCCGAATCAGTAGGCGTCACCATCGGAGAGGGAATCAAACGCGAGCTAAGGTATAAGGGGGTGCTGTGATGCTCAATAACAGCTTTATGTTCGGTATTACCGATATGCGAGAAGCGTTCGGGCTTATTGTCGAGGATGTTGATAGGCCTCTTGCAGCAAATCTCCGGGCGCGAAAGATAATCGTCCCCGAAAGAGACGGCGCTTATGATTTCGGAGCGAAATATCGTGACGAAATTACGCTGCCAATCAAGTGCGGTACGGTGAACCTACTGACACAGAGCGCCGTGCGAGAACTCACATATACCCTGTCGAAAAAGAGCCGAATCGTCCTGTGGGATGAGCCGGATAAATACTACATCGGCAGACTGTATGATACCGGGCGCATCTCCCGCGTGTTGAGCACAATGAGGAAGTTCACCCTCAACTTCGTTTGTGACCCATTTGTCTGCGGGTCGGTTGACACGATACCGATAATCGGGAGCGAGCCAGAACGAATACTGTATCCCGGAACGGCACACACCCCGACGCGGATTTCTATCACGAACAACGGAGACGTTAGCGCGGTGAACATCATTATCAGAATCCGAGAAAAAAGGAGTGTTTATTGAGTATGTACGCAACAAATTATTTGGAGACAGCCATTCTCAACCTACTGAGAGGCATGAGCATTACCGCTCCTGCTACCGTTTACATGGCTCTGTATTTTAACTCCCCCGGCGAAAGCGGGCAGTCAGGCACGGAGGTATCGTATACAGGCTATGCGCGACAACCGATTACGTTCAGCACGCCGGCCGCCTTGAATGGTGGAATCGGGGTACAGAACAGCGCCGACATTACTTTTGCTCAGGCAAGCGTTTCGGTTGGCACGGTCACGCACATTGGAGTATTGGACAGCCTTACCGGTGGTAATATGCTTCTTTATGCGGAGCTGACTGAAAGCCTTGTCATCAACGCGAACGAAGCCCCAGTAATCGTCGCGAGCGAGGCTCAATGGTGGCTCACGGGCAATATGTCGAACACCTACAAGACCAAGGTCCTCAATATCCTTCGATCGGTCAACTGCTCCGGGTTTACACCGTTCCTCAGCCTGTGGGGTGGCAATCCAGAGGATGGCGGCGCCGAGCTTTCAGGCGGCGGCTATGCGCGGGTAGAGCTCACGTTTGATGCGCCAGAGGAGCAGCAGACCGGGCAGATGAAAACGTCCAATAGCCTACGCGCCACCACCAATCGCAGCACATCCGCTTGGGGGACGTGGATCTACACCGTCGTCATGGACGCGGCGGCCAATGGCAACCCTGTGTTCTTCGTGCAGCGAACCGCAAAAGATATTCGCAAGGGGCTTCTGGTAATCATCGAGTCCGGGGATTTGAGCTTGGTGGTGAACTGATATGTTCAATAGGAGCCGGTATAATTTGCAGCGATTCAATCTGCCGGCCGGAGGCGAATTCGATGCCTATATACGAGAAACGATGGTGACGGTCATAAACGCCATGGTCACGAATGGCGGCAACTCGTATATAGTGCTCGTCGCCAACGAGGGGTTTGGCTCTAAGGCAGATGGCGCATCAGGCGTGATGCTCGGTGCAACGGCGGCGAGCGAAAACGTACACACTGGGGCAGCCGGATATGTCATTTTCTATACCAATGCCTACATGGAGGAGCGCACAGAGGGCTACGTTCAAGTGTCGCAGGACGCCTTGATTATCGTATCGATGGATGCGCTTGTTGGAGCAAAAGCGTCGGCAGGAAATAACCTGTTCGATGTAATCCCTATGGAGGCTGGCTTCTCTTGGTATGCAGAAGCATCAAAAAATTATATTTCTCTACCTATAGCATTTTCATCGATAGTGGATGCACAAGTTACCACGTTCGAGTTCAGCATTGGCTACGCCACACTCACCTTGACGCTCGCCCCGGGAGATACGGTTGTGATAGACAGTGATAATTTCGTTGTGCTGCACAACGGCGAAAACGCCATCGATAAGCATACCGGGATATGGCCAGAATTGACCCGAGAGACGTTTGACATTCAAGTATCGTCCGGGACGCTCGCGGACCTCGTGACGTCAATACTGTTTACGGAGAGATATCTATGATAAATGTGTACGATCGCTCATTGCGAAAAACGGCAGTTTTGCAGAATGCATACGATGTTGTCGAGACCAAAGAGCTGAATGCAGTAGGCTCTTTGGTTTTCAGTTTGCCGGACGAGGATGATAAAAATGCATACTGTCGGCCGTTTCACTATGTGAGGTATGGTGACGATGGCGACCTGTATCGAATAATCTCCCCGGGGGGCACAAGGTCTGATACGGGGGCGTCTACTTATACTTGCGAACACGTTGTTGCGACGCTCGTTGACGATGTTCTATGGGGTGCTCATGTGGTTGGCAACATAGGCGTATACACAAGCGAATGCATCAATTATGTTCTCGACCATCAGGCTACAAGGCATTGGATTCTCGACACCTGCGATTTTACGCGGCAATTCGAGTATAGCTGGGAATACGAGAATTTACTTGCGGCGCTGTTTTCCATACCAAACCGTTTTGTGGAAAACTATATGTGGGAATATGACACACTCAACTATCCCTGGCGTATATCGTTGAAGATCATCGACGAATCGCAAAAGCCGCAGTTCTACATTCGCGCTGGAAAAAATCTGCTCAGTTCTACCACTGGTGGCAAAGCTCAGGATGTGTGCACCAGATTGTACGGCCTTGGGTATGGCGAGGGAGTAAACCAGCTCACGATAAAAGAGGCGAACAACGGCCTGCCGTATATCGATGCTCCACAGGAATACATCGATAGATACGGGCTTATTTCTCGCATATTCGTAGACAGACGGTTTGAATCCGCACAGTCCCTGAAAGAGCGGATGGAATCGTTGTTAAGCGAGCTCAAAGAGCCTAAATACTCACGAACAATAAGTATTGCTGACCTATATGAGCTCACCAGGCACGAGTACGATAAAGCGGATATTGGACGCATAACCATGCTGTCCGACGACAACACAAAGACCTACATCACAAAGACAATAAAGCGGTGGGACCAGCCCGGGGACATGACCATCACCTTATCCACAAAGGCTGATGATATTGTGAGTTCCATTGCAGACCTCGCTGACAGGCAACGCATTGAGCAGGTATACGCTCAAGGCGCGACGCAGATATACGCCCAGTCCATACAGGCGAATGCGACGCCGGACATAGGCGCCGAGTTGAGCTTCTACGTTCCGGACGAAATGCGGATCGTAAATGCGGTAAAGGCCAAAATCACGCTTTCGGCCTTTCGCTCGTATTCGAGATCTACGCGCGGAGGCGGCTCAAGCACACAGACAAGCTCATCTGGTGGTGAAAGCAGGCAGACAAGCTCATCTGGCGGCGAAAGTACACAAACGAGTTCTTCTGGTGGCTCAAGCACACAGACGAGCAGGTCGGGCGGAGGCGGCTCTACATCAAGCGAAGCCGGGGGCGGAACAGAAACAACCAGCGGACCATCCTCAAGAAACTCTGCCGATGTCTCGAATTTCAGTAACGACTATACGGGTTATACGTCGGTTCCCGATGACCCCATTCAGACCGGCAGCGCTTCCGGCTCAGGAAGCCACTCACACTCGTACTGGTCATTACCGAAGCATAGACACGAATATGGCTCGGTTCTTGAAAAGCATGTGCATAAAATCGACCATACGCATAGAGTTACGGTAGACCCGCACACGCATACCGTAAGAATAAACGCCCATACTCACGCCATTGATATTCCCGGGCATACGCATTCAGTTTCCGTCCCCGGGCATACGCATTCAGTTTCCGTCCCCGGGCATTCTCATACCGTGAGAATACCAGAACACACGCACACCATCGAGCAGGGCATATTCACCTTTGGCTCTGCGTCTGGCGCGAACATATATGTGAATGGAAAGTTGAAGGGAAGCATGGGCACAGACCATGAGATCGAACTTACGCCATACTTGCTTAACGATTCCAACCAAATACCGCGTGGCCAATGGCTTCGTATCGAGATAAGGCCTAACGATCTGGCATACGTCGCCATCGACATGTTCATCCAAGGCTTCATCCAGTCGAGAGGAGGTAGTTCATACTAATGGCACAGACAACAATGTATCCGGGCATTAACAACAGCCCACAGACGGTATTGAGCGCAGGGATATCAGCAACCGATACGACGATTCCCGTCGCGTCCGTATCGGTTTTCCCTGAGGCGCCAAACCTCGCGACGCTTGGCGTAGAGGACGATGCGGAGGTCATACGTTACGGAGGCATAAGCGGCCTCACGCTGATAAACTGTGAACGCGGTTTCGGCGGTACGACGGCCAAGGTATGGCAG